GGGGATGCGTTCCTGGTCACGCTGTTCCAGATCCTGGTTGAGAAGCCCTATATGACGGCCACCGAGGCCATGCTGCGGGCGCAGGAAAAGGGGGCGTTGCTGGCCCCCAGCATGGGCCGCCAGCAATCCGAATTCCTGGGTCCATTGATCGAGCGCGAAATCGACATCTTGAGCATGGCCGATGCACTGCCGCCCATGCCGGATGAGCTGCGGAACGCAGGCGGCATGGTGGACGTTGAATACGTCAGCCCGCTCAACAGAGCACAAAGGGCCGACGAAGGCATGGCGATTCTGCGCACCATCGAAAGCGTCGCGCCCCTGGCGCAGATTGATCCTGGGGTGCTCGACGTCTTTAACCCTGAAGCGATTGTGCGGGAGCTTGCCGAAATCAATGGTGTGCCAATGAAGGTGCTGCGCTCCAGGGAGGAGATCCAGTTGATGAAGGAGCAGAAGAACCAAGCCGCGCAGGCCCAGCAGTTGCTTCAGGCGGCCCCGGTGGTCGGCGAAGTGGCCAAGAACATGGCGCAGGCGCAGGCTATCGCCGGGGCCTCGTCCATGGACCGCCCCGTTCAGGCCACCGGTTGAGCGTAATGCATCGCCATGATTAACCGTCTCATCGAGAAAATCATGCGCAAGAAACTCGCCTACAAGCGGGTGTTTCTGGATGGCGACGGCAACCTTGGACCGGAGGCCAAGGCGGTGTTTGACGACCTCAGAAAGTTTTGCAGGGCAACGAGTTCGACGGCGATGGTTTCGCCGATCAGCAAGACGATTGACCCGCTGGCGATGGCGATGGCAGAAGGCCGTCGCGAGGTCTGGAACCGTATCCAGGCCCATTTGTATGTCAACGATAAGCAGGTGTTTGGGCTCCATGAGGGCTCGTATGATGACCAGACAGAAAGGTAAATGAGCATGTCCGAAGCAGGACACGGGTCGGCCCTTTTGGCCGGCAACCCGGCCAGCGCACCCGCCGCCGCCGGAAACGCAGGTCCAGCAGCGGAGGCGGTTGCTCCTGCTGATAATGGCGCCGTCAGCAACCAGGCCGCCACCGCAACAGGCGCGTGGTACGACCAGATTCAGGATGCGGATCTGCGGGGCTATCTGCAAAAAAAGGGCTGGAAAGAGCCGGCCGATCTTGCAGTCGGCTACCGCAATCTTGAGAAGCTGGTCGGTCAGGACAAACTGGTGATGCCCAAGGGCGAAGCCGACACCGATGGCTGGAACCGTGTTTACGAAGCTCTGGGCCGCCCCAAGACGGCCGACGGCTACAAGTTGCCGGTGCCGGATGGGCAGGACGGCGACTTCTCCAAGCAGGCTGCGTCGAAATTCCACGAGCTGGGGCTGACCGGCAAACAGGGCACGGCGCTCGCTGAATGGTGGAACAGCGTCCAAAGCGCCGCGACCGAGCAATATAAGACCACGATGGCGCAACGCTCCGATGCCGACATCACCGAACTCAAGGGCGAATGGGGCCAGGCATGGGCCGAAAACGTCGAGCTTGGCACACGAGCCGCCAGGGAATTTGGCCTGTCCCGCGATGTCCTGGCCAAGATGGAAAGCGCCATCGGCACCAAGGCACTCATGCAGCTCTTGAGCCGCATTGGCCGTGGGCTGATCGAGCACGATTTCGAGGGTGGGCGGGCGACCAATTCGTTCGGAATGACGCCAGAAGCCGCCAAGTCGCGGGTTCGTGATCTGTTAAAAGATACAGACTGGTCCTCAAAATATCTGAAGGGCAGCGCTGATCACTTTAACGAAATGGCCCGTTTGATGGCCCTAGCCAATCCTACGGCTGAATAGGCATTGCCGTGTTAGAAAAAAACCGCGTGCAAAATCGTCTAATCAGATTAGAATGTTTGAAATTGGCATCTCGCCCAACATTGGCGCCGACCGATATCATACAAGCGGCCGCGCTGTATCTTGAATGGGTAGATGTCCAGATCCCGACAACCCCCACGTTGGGGCCGGGTGGCGGCTTGAAAGAAAGCAGACTGGCCCCGCGCAATGCGGACAAGCCCTCCATCGAAATTACTCACCTTAAACCTAGGAGGGTTTAACCATGTCGTTCAATGTCACCACAGCGTTCGTTCAGCATTACGCTACGAACGTCGCTATGCTTCTCCAGCAGCAGGGCTCTCGCCTTCGCAGTTGCTGCGCGAATTACTCATTCACCGGCAAGGCTGCGAGCATGGCCGAGCAGTTCGGCTCTGTATCTCCGGTGCGCAACCAGTCCCGTCATTCGGACACGCCACTCATCTCTACGCCCCAGGACAAACGATGGATCTACCCCAACGACTACGATTGGGCCGATCTCATCGATGACCAGGACAAGCTGCGGATGCTCATCGATCCTGCCGGCCCGTATGCCATGGCCGGCGCTTGGGCAATGGGGCGGGCCATGGATGACGAGATCATCTCTGGTTTCTTCAACAGCAACAATACCGGTGAAAATGGCACTGCGGCCACGGGCTTGCTGTCAGCCTTCAATGGCGGCAGCCAGGCCGTTGCCGTCGCAACCGGAGCGGCCAGTAACACCGGCCTCAACATCGCCAAACTGCGCGCGGCGAAGAAAATCCTGTTGGCAGCCGAGGTTGATGTAGACAACGACCAGTTGTTCTGCGTCATGACGGCTCGCCAGCATGATGATCTTCTCAATGAAGCCCAGGCGATCTCGCTCGATTACAACACCACTCCGGTGCTCGTGAACGGCAAGATCTCCAGCTTCATGGGCTTCAACTTCATTATTTCCGAGCGTATCCCAGGCGGCGCTAACTTCAACACCGCCATCAACTCCAGCGTAACCGGCTATACTACCGGTTCCCAGTGGATGGTTCCGTTCTGGGCAAAGAGCGGAATGGCCCTTGGAATGTGGAATGACGTGCAGACCTCCGTTGATCGCAGGTCGGACAAGCGGAATTCCTACCAGGTGTACGTCACCGGCACCTTCGGTGGCGCACGCCTGGAAGAAAAGCGCTGCGGTTTCATTACTTGCGTCTAAGGAGGGAAACCAATGGCACAATATCTGTCGAACGAACTGGCCGGCACCACAACCGGCACCACACAGGCGTCGGCTGTTGCCGCAGGCTATAGACCTTCGGCTTCAGTCTACGGCGCTCGCACCAAGCGTTTACGAGCCACGATTACCCTGGCGGCCCAGACCACCAGTGATACCCTCCTGTTTGGCGTTCTGCCAACAGGTGCGACATTCGCCTTCGGTGTCCTGAACACAGGAACGTCGCTTGGCTCTTCTACGCTTGCGATTGGTATTTCCGGCACTGCCGAAAAATACCGCGCCGCCGCCGCGTTTACCGCAACCCCCACGCCGACGTTCTTTGGCGTGATGACCGCTGTCTCGGCAACGTCGCCACTGTCTGCGGAGGAAAACGTGATCGGAACCATTGCGGCCGCCAATCTCCCATCCTCTGGGACACTGGTGGTCGATCTGTACTACACGATGCCTAACTAACGAACCTGGGGGGGGCGGGGCAACCCGCCCTCCCTTCAACTCAGAGGAGCGAAACCATGGCCTATTTTTTCGGGGTGAACGCAGGAGCTGGCGCGGCTGGCAACGTCGTTTCGCAGTCGTCGACGACCTCCCGCGATATCGAACTCGTCATCAACACGAACGCCAATGTCCCATCGAAGATGGATCTTGTCGTCGCGGTGGAAAAGCTGCTGATCTTTATCCACAGTAACGGTAAGGTCTGGTCCTAGAGTCTCTCCATGGCTTCTGTCATAGACGTTGCCAACCGAGCCCTTACCAAGCTGGGGGCCGCGCGCATCACCTCGTTGCTGGACGACAGCAAGCAGGCCCGCGCGGTCAATTCATGCTTTGACGATTTGCGCGACGCCGAGCTTCGGCAGAACCGCTGGTCGTTCGCTATCAAGCGCGTCCAAGTGGCAGCTCTCGCCGACGCACCGCTCTACGGTTTTGAACATGCCTATGCTCTGCCTACGGACTTTTTGCGACTAGACATGGTGGGCGAGGATTACCCCCCTGCCGATCTGGCGGATTATCGCAACTCCGAGGATGTTGACTACGTTGTCGAGGACAACATGGTCCTCACCAATTTGTCGTCGCCGCTGTCAATACGATACGGCGCGTCGATAGCCGATCCGCAAAAGTGGGATGCGCTTTTCCGTGAGGTTCTTGCCTGTCGTCTGGCGGTGGAACTCTGCGAAGATCTCACTCAATCAAGCACCAAGCGCGAATTTGCCTGGGAGGAGTACAAGAACGCCATCGTGGTGGCAAGGCGGGCATCAGCAGTCGAGCGGCTCCCGGCCTCCATACCAGACGACGCTTGGATTTTTTCGAGATTATGATCCATGGCGCGGGCATCACCCCC